TATTGTTGTCATTGTAATGATTGTATTTACCATTTCTATCTTCAGCTTCTATTCTAGTTTCAAAATCTCCACATCTTGCACCATACTCATTAAGATATTCGTTTCTAGGATATGCAGGTTCTACAAATAAAGCTAACATCGTAAGAGCTAAAATTAATATGGCTGTAAATCTATAATCCATGCGGAGACCTTCCATATGATTACCTATTTAAATCTTTAATGTCGTAGCTGTGCTCTCTAACTTGATCTGCTAATTGTCTATATAAATTTTCTGCCATCTGCCACGTAGATTCCGCAGAGGTCAGTCTTGTGTTTTGATCTGTAAGTTTTTCTTGAGCTACAGTTAAATCTCTTTGAAGATTTACTATTTGAGTTTGATTAGAATTAATTGTGTCTGTTAGATTGACAATATACTTAACGCCCGTAAATGTTCCAAAGAGAACGGATGCTATTACGGGCACTAATACAAAATTCTTTTTAAATAATTCTGCAATATTCATAAAAACCTATTTAAAAATAATTATTGCTACTAATATTGCAACAACAGCAATTTCTGTTTTATGGTCTGTCCAATAGTGTTTAGCAGCTTCTTTGATTTTATCTATCATGTTTATCTCCTTTGTTTTTTTTACATTTGCATCTAGGGGCAGTAAAAAAATTCCATACATTATCTAAATATCCAAAAAAAGAATAAAAAATACGATCAATCATGGTTCTTAAAAATACTCCTAATACAACTAAAATAAAAATTAAATATAATATAGCATAGATTATTAAGTCTATGAATAACCAATAAGTTTTTTCTAACACTTCCAGCGTCTTCGTGCTGCGCATATTCGTTTATCAGGAGTTTTACTGCAATTTACATTATGCATTTTCATCTGACCTGCGCTTCTTGCACAATAAGAGCTTCTTCTTTTAGAAGCCTTACTTCCTTTTTTAACTTTTCCTGTTACAGCTGTTTTTAACTTAGATCCAGGATTAAGTTTTCTATAAGCCTTAACACCGGCCCTAGTCATTCCTGCACCTGATTTAGTACTACGATAATTTTTTTTATTACGAGAAGGCATTCCTCCTTTAGCAAAAGAATCTATCTCTAGCCCTAAATCGGAGTAGTAATCCATCTTACGTAAATGTAATAGTTACTCCAGCAGTTCCTGCAATAGTTGCATGGACACCTTCTAAAAATAAAATTCCAGAACCTGGTACATATTCAGATAATCCTTCAGTTCCAAATAAATATGTAGCAATAACAGAACCTGTTCCTCCACCTGTTCTTAAAATAATAGAACCACTTGCATTTCCTTTTCCTTGAATAGAAGTAACTCTAGCTCTTCTAGTTGTAGGAACCATTTGAGTTGTACCTGTAGCATGTGCTACCGACTGATCTGATGTAAAACTTCCTCCACCTGACATAATTTTCTCCTTTAACTCATGGCTCCCGAAGGAGCCACTAGTTTATTATTAACTTAGATTAATATTTTGTTGATATAAAATAGTAAATCTACACTCACCAGCATTTGTAGCTGCTGAGTTAGTAACATTAAGTCTTACATCAGTTCCGCCAACATCTTCCCATGCTAGTGCTCCACCAGCTTGAGTAGTCGGACGTTTAAGTCCAACAGTTGTTCCAATAGCAAAAACATTAACATATGCTGTAGCTAATCCACCAACTTTACCAATACTAATATTAGTATTTGCATTAGATGCTGTAATGCTATCAAAAACAATATCTATTAATTGTGAATTTGCTGGAATGATAACGTCTGTTGCAACTGCTGCAAGTGCTCCTCCAGATAAGTCAATAGCGTGTGTTTGTGCCATTACAACTTGTCCTGTGTTTTTCATGTCTTTACCAACAGTTGTACCTGTAGTATTTGAAATCGTTCCCGCTTTTATCGGTCCCGAAAAAGTAGTTGTTGCCATAATATTTTCTCCTGTATAGCGTTTAAATTTTGTAGTCTCTATACCGTCTGACTAGTCAGTCTACAAAATTATATTATCTAGTGTTTGTATTATACATAAAAAAAGGGGCGATGTGAACACCGCCCCTTTTAAGTAACCTTTTACAGTTAAATAGTTTGACTATTAACTAGTAGGTAATTTTCCATTACCAAATACTGCTCTTGGATCAGACCATCCAAAAGAATATCTTTCTCTAGCTTTAAATCTAACGTTTCCTGTATCGAAATCACCTTCCATAGCAGTTTTAATTGGACTTCTAATGAAGTGTTTAAAACCGTTAGGTGCATCAGTTAACAAGAAGAAAGCATCCGTATCAGTTAAGAAATTATTAACTGAATATCCTTCTGGAACCATTCCCATGTTAGCGATTGCGTTGATATCGTTATCAGCAGTTCCGACTCTTTGAGGAGACTTCATGATTCTCTCAGCAGTAAATTGTAATTCTTTTGGAATTATCATTTTTCTACCTTGAGAAGCAATTTTTAAGCCTCTTTCATCAACAAAAGCACCAATATCAATCAAAGATTGTTCTAATGATGTTTCGTTAAGGTCGGCAGCAGTTGCTAATACGTTTGAGAACGTATTACCAGTTGCAAGTGGGTGAGCGTTGTTTATTAATGAAACACCATCTCCTCCATTGAAACCAGCTGTTTTCTGTGCATTATTTAACACAGATGCTGCTTTAACTTGTTTAGTGTTCGACATCGATCTTGCAAGAGCTCTTGTGTATCTTGCAGCCAATCTGTCGTACAGGTTATCCTCGATTGCTTCCTCAGTGATAGAGAATGCTAAAGCGATTGTTTCGTGTGAGTATCTTGCTGTGAAAGTTTCACCTGCTTGATCAAACACTACTCCCGCACCTTCTTGTTTAACTGGTGCTGAAGCGAAACCGCTTAACATTACTTCTTCTTCAAAAGCTCTGTCAGATGTTTCAGACGGGAAAATCTCCGCATGTTGATTTTCATATCTGTTATATTCCAGGCCGAATAAAGCATTCAAACCTGGCTCTAGTTCTTTAACTAGCTGTGCTCGTGATATTGCCATAGTTATTCTCCTTTATTACGCTATACCTGTACCACTTCTAAAGAAGTGGTTGTTGATTCTAACAAGAATATTAGCATTAGGACTTCCAGTATCAGAATTATCTGGATCCTGTGAAATGTCTATTGCTTGTACCGCAAAAGTAGCTGCTGTGCCTGAAGCACTTACATCTAATTGTACGCTTGATATTCCTGTTTGTGTAACACCGCCTGCAGTAGTAGCAGAGTAATTTTTAAACAGATCCGCTCTTGTAAAAGCCGCATCAGCGTCCATTAAAAATACTGCGTCTGGATCGTCAACAACAAAGGCAGTAATATCGCCTTGAGTTGGTGTGATTCCACCAGGGTAGTAATTTTTGTACGTTGGCTTTTGAGTAGTTGGATCGTTATAAAAAACTCCGTTAAAAACACCCACAACAGCGTAACTAGTATTACCAGTATGTCTTTCGATATTTCCTGTAGAAACAGGAACAACCAAGTCGCCTTGGAATATCGCAGTGCCATAATTTGGCTTAATAGTATATCTGTTTTGAGCACCTACTAATGGTGTACCGTCTAGTTTTCTGTGCGGTCTTAGACCGAACTTTTCTAGTTGATTTGCCATAGTTGTTTTCTCCGTTATGTTTAGTTTAGTTTAACTCCAAGCTAACTCGGTAGGTAATGCAAAAAAACTATTTTTTTCGACTACCACCAAAGGTAACTCTAGATTGCCTATCAATATTGATGGGCATCTCTGGTCGTTGTTCCTTCATTAGATCATTATCAACCGCTTGAATTTGTTCTTGAGTAATTCTATCGAAGTACTCGGCACGGCTTTTTAATATCTCTTCAGGTATCCTTGCCAACACAAGGCCACCGATTCCTATACACCCTTGATACTGTCCCTGATTGATGATTGGATATTTGCTGACATCAGCTGAGTTTTTAATCTCTTCTGCTCTTACAAATTCCCAACCCTCTCTAAGTTTTTTGGTTACATTAGCTGTATCCTCAAACCCAGCCACGCTCGTTCGTATCCAACGATGGGCATAGCCCTGTGGTGCGGGTGGTGCGTCTAAACTCGATGGTGGAGTCCAAGCGCTAGGTTGTTTTTCTTCTTGCCTAGTCTCTGACTGGCGTGAGGTTCTTTTGATATTATCCATTTGCATTCTCCTTCACGTATTTTGCGTATTCCTCTAGTGGCACCCCTAGTTTTTTAGCGATAACTATTTGTGACTTGGTGAGTTTCACTGATCGGCGCCCGGTTTGGTTTCTTTGTGCAGAAGCAACAGTTTGGACGGGTTTCTTTTGCTCCTGTGGTTGACTAAATCTATGAGGAAAATTATCCTTCATAACTTTATCAATTTCATTATAATACTCATCACTCTCTGCGTCAAACCCCTGCTCTACAAGATCATTATGGGCTTGAAACGCTGCACTTGTCATGATTTTATCGCTACCGAACCATTCGTTTTTTTCAGCCCATCCTTTGGCTTTATACGAAGGTGTTGCAGCATTTGCTTGAGGTGCTTGTTGTATTGGTTGTTCTACTTTAACTTCAGCCTTAGCTCTTTCTTCTTTAGCGTCTTCTTCAGCTTGGGTCATCTTAACTTTTTCTGCTTCTACAGCCAATGTTGCTATTCTAGAATTTGCATCAGCTATTTTATCAGCATCTTGATCTGAAATAGCATCTCGTAACGCTTTTTTAGCATCTTCTTGTTCAGCGACAACTCTAGCAGAAAATTGTTCTATATAACTTTTACTAGTTTTTGAAAATCTAGTGTTAGTATCGTCAAGTTGATTTTTTAAACCTTTTGCATAATCTAAAGCAGCTTTTTCTCTTCTTTCAGATTCTCTAATTTTAAAAGTTAATTTATCTATTCTTCTTTTAACTTTTTCAGATACATCAGAAAGACTATCTTCTTTAATTTCTGGTTTAACTTCTTCGTTTATTGTTTCAACTTTAATACCTTCAATACCTTCAGGTTTAGGTTGTGTATAACCTAAATCAACTTCTTGGTTTGGTAATTCGGTTTCTGAAGTTTCTATTTTTTGTTCTTCAACTTCAAGTGTTTGTTCTTTTACTCCATCGGTATCTAATTCAACTGATGAATCTTTTATTTCTTCGGTGTTTTCCATAGTAGCTCCTGTTTAATTGCGTATGTATTAGTATGCGTGCAAGATATCCTCCGGATTATTAATCTTAGCGATTATCTCGTCATCGTTTAGAATACGAACTTCTCCGCCTTCTATTTTAAATCTAGCTCCAGCATAACGACCAAAAATAATCCAATCACCCTTTTTACACCAAGGGCCTTCTGGAAATTTTTCTTTGTCTTTGTAGCATAGATCCCCCATCTTCAATACGTATGCACATACGGTAGTCATTTGTATTGTTTCTTGGGTTGTATCAGAAAGATAAAGTCCACCTTTAGTTTTTTTAGGTCCAGCGTATGGTAAAACTAAAAGTCTATAACCAGTTGGTGTTGGTAATCGTTCTAGAAGATCTTTATTACCTTCTATAGCTTTAACATCTAACTTAGTTTCTTTGATTTCATCTTTTGATTTGTAAGCATCAAGTAATGCTTCTTTTTTAGGTACTTCCTTCGTAGTCTCGAAGTTCTTTGTCATTTAGTAGCTCCTGTTTTTCTTGCAGGTCTTTAAGATCCTGAAGCAAAGACTCTAGGCCTTTGATTTGTCCTCTAATATAGTGAAGTTGTTCTAAATTGTCAACGGTATACACTAAGGTTTCTTTTAGGGACTCTATTCTCTTTTCAGCTACTCTTCTTATTAATGGATAATCTATAATCATTAATTTCTTTTAAGTGAAATTTTATTTTTACCTTGTTTTAATAACATAAAACCATATTCATTTACAATAATTTTTAATACAGCATCCATGTTAAATTTAGGATAATCATCAAATACAAACACTGTTCCTGCATGCGATCTTTCTCCAAAAAAAATTACTTCTTTAATAACATCAATTGTTTTATGTGGACCATCAAAATGAACAAGATCATATTTGTTTTTAATTTTCTTTTTTCTATCTCTGTAAATAGGCACACCATCAGAAAACCTATTCATAAATTCATCATCGCCAAAAGGAAACAAAGTAAAATTTGAGTAATCTAAATCTTTTAATAATTGTAATTTCATATCGTTTGTGTAATCACAAGTGTATGAGCCAGTATCATCATAATGTTGATAATCTAAATTACCATAAGGATCTATTCCAATATGCCAATGTTTTTTGTATTTAAAACTATCAAGAATAATTTTAGAACCTTTTCCTTCTCTAACACCTATTTCTGCAGTAAATAAATCATTACTTTCTAAAGTATCACAAGCTTCTTGAAGGATTTCGTATTCTGTACTATCGCCTTTAATCATAAAAGGTTTATATATTAATTATAACAAAAGTAAATAGATTATATTTTTTGCATTTGAGGATTATTTGATAACATATTTTTTTCTGCTCTAGGTCTTGCAATAGAATCTTTACTTCTTTTTCTAAGTTGAGCAATAGCAGATTCTTTCATCTGTTTTTCTTTTTTAAGTTTTTGCAAATCTCTTTCTAGGTTCATTTTTTATATCCCATACTTTCTCTGTTTCCCCATAGTTTTTGCCATGACCAAACATTTAATTTACTAGACCAATGATAGATAAATAAAATTATATGTTTCATTTTTTATCCTTATTCATTCCGCCTCTAAAAATCTGAGTTCCCTTAATTCCATAAATACTCGCAACGACAAGAATCCATAAATTTGTGAACCAGCTCGGGAGCTGTGAGAACATCTCAAAAAACAATTTTACTTTATCCATAGCTGTCGGATCATCCGATACGACTGCCCAGGCCAAAATTACCACGGGCAAACTTAAAATTATTAAAACTGCCTCGTCCTTCCAGTCCGACTGACGTGCCTCTAATAATTTTCCTTGGTAAGCTTCCTCACCTTGAGCCATCTTAGTAGCATGCATTAATTGTGCATCTGACATAGCCATCTTAGTTCTCTGCTTATTAGCATAAATTTTACTACCAGCAGATACTGCAAGTTTAATAGCTGATAACCACATTATCTTTTACCTTTATGAGCACTATTTTTCATAATACTACCATCAGGCATTCTGTGATAACCTGCTTTTACTTCTTTTTTACTTCCTTTGTTTAATTTAACAGGAGGTATTTGGGGGTTTGGGCCACGCAAAGGTGGTGGCCCTGATCTTTTGCCAGAAACTTTATGTTTGTTTTTTGTAGTCATTATTTTTTGACTTTTCCACCTTTAGTAAAAAATCTTCCTGCCATTGCTATAGGAGATAATAATTCAGGTCCTTTAGCACCTTTGTCTTTTGCTTTTTTCATTGCAAGTAATCCTAAAGAAGCCTTAACTGTTTTACCTGGTTTTAATTTTTCATCTTGAAGACCCATGCCTCTGCCTTTTGCTTTTTCTGCTCTAAGAACTGCAAAGTCTTTTCCATCTAATACATTTGGAGGTGGTGCTTTGGCTGCCATTGCTTTTTGTTTAGTAGACATATCTGCTCCGCCACCTTTAGAGTAGAACATTCCACCCATTCTTAATTTTTTATAACTATTTTCCAGTCCGTGCTTTTTTTTCATTTTGTTTCTCCATTTTTTCTCGAGCAAGATCTAATCTCTTATCAGATTGCTCATCATTTGTTTCTAATTTTAATCTATCAAAGTCTAATCTTTCATCAAACTGACCCTCTTGGTTTTCTATCTTCATATTACCCTCTTCAGCACGTCTTTGTAAGTCCATAGCTCTTAAATCTAATTCTCTTTGTTTTAACATAACAACAGGATCTTGTTTTTGGTTATCCATCATAGTTTCGTTCTGTGCAAGCTCTGAAGTTATCTGTGCAATTCTTTTTGCTGTCTCTGAATCAAACATTGCTCTAAATTGTTGTTGGTTTTGTTGCATCATCTCCATCATTTGTGGATCTTGTTGCATCATAGACATAACTTCAGCAGAAGCTTTCATAGAAACGTGTTGAGAGATGTGTCCTTGTAAGTTTGCATAGACCATAGGGTTAATTTGCACCATTCTAGTTCTCATAAATGCAGAATGCGCTGCAATATGTGCATCATGGTCTTGTTCTGGGAAAGCTGTCATTGGTAATGACTGTAATGCTTCCATATTTTCTATTGCAGGGTCTTTTGGAAATGGTTTTGGGTCTGGTTTTAATATTTGAGGTATTTCTTTAGTACCTAAAGCTTCGTAAACACGTCTATAAGCCTCATGTAAGTTATGTAATTGTGGATTTGACTGTGCAATTTGCAATTGTGTCTGTGCTAACGTCACTCTTTGCGACATTGAAAAAATATTTGGGTCTGCAACCGGTAAAATATCTACTCGCTCATCAAAATCTTGTACTTTAATGACTCTCTCAGCCCCGTAGACTGCGTATGGATACTCAGGAGGTAGGTATTCCGATATAACTTTACCTAAAAGTTTAAATTCTTGCTTCATTGCATAATAACAACGCTTATGAATAGCTGACATTACTCTAGAACCTCTTTCTAGAAGTGCAATTGTAGTACCAACTGCTGCCGCTTGATTGCCATCACCTACTTGCTGATCAGCAATCGATGCAAATCTTCTTCCTGCATCTACACAAAAACCTAGGAGGTTAAATAAAGTTGTGCTTGGTTCTTTAAAAGGTAGTAATTGAAACTGATCTCTAATATTTCCGCCAGGTGCGTCTACATCTCTGAACTCTCCTGGTTGAATCGGTTGGTCATCATCTCTAATTCTCATTCCTCTAGATTTAAATCCAGCAGGTAAGTTAGATAATGTTCCAGCGTCTAGTAATTGTCTTAGTGCAGTAGTTGCTGTTCGTGACAGGCCACCGATCATGTGAATTAATCCAAATCCATAAAAACCTAAACCAGGTAAAAATTTGTAATGTGAAAAATATTCTTTTCTTGTAAATTTAGCATCGTCTTCTACATAATTTCTATAGATAGATAGAATCTTTCTTGTAGATTCTTCTATAGTTACAATGTAAGGAATTTTAATATTAATTTTATCTTCTTCATTCTCTGCAATATAATCTGATAAATCTAAATCAACATGCATTTCTAAAACACTGTAGATATAATCATTTGTTTCTACAGGCTTAACACCTTCTAATTCATTATACTTATCTTGAATTTTGTTTTCTTTTTTCTCTGGCTTCATTAGATCTACTTCTTTGTAAAATCCTGTAGCCATCTTTTTTAATAAATCATTTTCTGATTGTTTTAATACGTGTGTAATTCTAGGAGCATCTTTTAAATCTGTTGCAAAATAAGGTACAACTAAATCTTCTGCAGGAATAAATTTGGATACTGCTCTTTCCATTAAAGCATCGTAATATATTTTTTTAAATGCAGATCCTGCTAATGGTAAATAAAATAATAACTGGTCAAACTCTGGAGTATACTCTTCCATCTTTTCCATAATCTGGAAATTCATAAAATCTTTTACTCTTTCAGCTTGAGCTTCTACTGCTTCATTTTGTAGTCCAACAATTTTAGTTTTTACTGGACCATCACTTGGAAGTAATTCTTTATAAGCCTGCGCTTGAAACTGAGTCACCGCTTCTGCTAATAGAGGATGAGTAACATTGCTTGCTCCTTTGAATGGTTGAGTAGTTGACTTGTATTTAAATCCTAAAAGATCTAAACCATTTCTATAGGTGTCTTCCCATTCTTTTCTAGATTCTTTATCACTTTGATATTCAGAAATTAAATCTGATGCAAGTTGTGATAATGCTTTGTCATCAATCGTCTCTGCAATGTTGGCATAGAAATCCTGTTCAGCTTCTTCAGTTATTTCTTCTTCACCATCTTCTGGTGGTAACTCAATAACTGCTTCTTGCTCAACATCAACTTCTTCGTTGATTGGGTTATCAGTTTCAATAGCCATTAAATTATTAAGTAATTAATGTTTTTTTATTTCTTCCTAATTTACAAGATGCTTTAACGTATGTACCTTTAGTTGCGTACATCATTCCACCATTCATTTTTTTCTGCATCATACCACCATGTTTAGCTCCACCCATATCATCTAACCCCATACCTTTGTTAAGTATTTTGTTAGCTAATGTTCCACCTTTAGAAGATGTAGCATTTTTTCCTGGACCCATATT